GCGGGATATCGCCCCAAGGCCAACGACGCCAGTCAGGTCGATGCTCGAACTTGTGAAGCTGCTAGTTGAGTTGTACTCGCTGACCTCGTTGCAGCTTTCGGCCAGGTACCGCTCTCCGTTACTCATCAAAAGATCGACGGGATAGCCGGTGAGGCGCACAACTGGCGCGTCGCTGGCCGGAACAATGCGGACGCAGTAAACCCGCGTCGCGTAGTCGGCAACGTGTGATTTCATGGTGGCTCTGAGGGAAGGAATTGAAGAGAGGCCGCCGTTGACGGCTAACGCGACGCGAACTCAGGGGTTGAGGATTTCTACGAGGCCGATCGATGAGGTCTGGAGCACGCCGTACGCGGTGAATACGCCAGACAGATCGGCGTCGAACCGCATCGGGATATCGAAGATGCAGCCCGCGGTAACTGGCTCGCCGTCGAGCGGCTGCGTCTGCACCACCCCGCCGCTTGCATAGCTGTCGAAGCCACTAGAGTTGATAGCGACGGTGATGTGGGTCGAATCCGGCTTCGCGGTGATCAGCGCGCGCAGGCCATTTATCTGAGTCATGCCGACCACTTGGGTTATCACCACCGACTCGCCAACCGCGAACGTGTTGGTTCCTACCTCGAGGACAGCATTGGCGGCCTTCGTGATTCCCGAGAGGTTCCGCGACTTGTTCGCGGCGAATGACACTATCCCCGTTGTGGTGTCTACGCTCCACTGTGCGGCAGGATGAACAGCACCATTGACCCCGACATACACATTGTTTGCCACCGGCTTGCGGATGCGGCGTCGGGCGCATAGCGGATCTGTGGGCACCCCGTACCAACGCATCAATTGGTAGGTGGCGGCCGAAACCTTCAGCATCGGCATGTCGAAAGCTGTCGGCGGGTCGCGGTAGTTATTCGTCGAGAAATCCACGTAGTTGTAGACGCGGAAGCCCCGGTACATACCGTTGGCGCGTAGATTCAGGTCGATGATGCGTTTAATGACATCCTTCTGCTGGCGGGTGAAGTCGACATCGAGTGAGGCCATCACGAACGGGTGCGCGAGGCTTCTGTATTCATTCCCGCCCACCGAGGGCACGAGCCGGTTTGCACTGCTCATACCGAATCCACTGCCATAGTCGATATCCGGCGGGAAACGCTCTTCCAGAAATACTCCCATCAGTTGTACCTCTGCCCTGCTGCGGCTGCCCGGGCGATGCCGCGGGAGACAACTGCCGTTGCTGCGCGAGCCTCTCGACGGTCCTTCATGGGCGGCATTGAGATATTGATAACCTGGTTGCCCCCCGCAGCGCTGCCCGTTCCAAGCGGGATGACCTTCCCGCTATCCCCCGGGATCAGGTACTGCCGCCCGCCACTACTCAGCAGCTCGGGGACGTTGCCCTCGCCGACCTGGTAGAACTTATCCGCGCTGACATCGCCGCCAGATGCGCGTCCACCGCCGAAGGCGCTGGTGTAGCCGGCAATTGATGCACCGGCAGAGCTAGAAGCCGCAGCAGCCCCGGTAAGGCCGTTTCCTCCGCCGAAAATACTGCCAAGCGATCCCAGTGACCCGAGAAGCCCAGACGCGGTGTCCGCCACAATTTTCCTGGCTGCAATCCGCGCAAGGTCAGCGACGATGGAGTTCGCCAAATCTGAAAACGAGAGCTTCCCGGTTTGGACGAACTTCACCAGAGCATCCTCCGCTCCACCAAATGCATCAGTGAGGAGGCTGTAGGTCTGCGAGGAGACGTCTTTTGTGGCATCTAGGTAGTCTGCATACGCTTCTTTTGCACCGTTCTTCCAGTCGCCGCGAAGCTTGTCTAGCTTCCGGTAATATTCTTCGTTTTCAGCCAGCGCAGCCTGAAGCTCCTCCCTGATCTCGTCAGAGGCGTCCTTGTATTCGGCGGAGCCCAGCAGCTCTTTTGGTGTGGCCTTGGTCAGTTGGTCTTGGTATCTGCGATATTCCCTGAAGATCTCAGCCTGAGACCGAACCTCTTCCTGCTGGCGTTTGCCCAGGCCGAATGCTTCCAACTGCCTGGTGTACTGGTCCTGTCTGCCCTCCTGCGAGGAATCGATGCTGGCCTGAATCTGCGCAGCGCGCTCCTGTAGCTTGATCGATTCGTTGTGCAGCCGAACCTCTTCAGCAATCGATACGTTCTTGCTCAGCTGCGCTTTGATTGCGTCTTGGTTGGCTAGCAGGGACTTCTGGTCGGCCGTGAGTACCTTCTTCTCTTTGAGGTCCGCGATCAGGCTTTCGAACTCTGCGCGCTTCTTCTGCTCAGCGGTCAGCTTCACTTCGGTGATCAGCTGCGTTTCCAGAGAGGACTGTTGCTCTCGCAGGGCGAGCAACATTTTGGTTGCGGCGTCGTCCTGGTAGGCTTTTGCCTTTGTTGGACTAGTGGTCTTCGGGTCTTTGTATTTCGCCTCGATGTCTGCCTGCAGCCTGGCGACATTGGCAGAGTCCAGGCGACTGTCGTTCGGGTTTACCGCGCGCACTTTGGCGAGGTCTCTGGCGAGATCCGCCAGTGCCTTCTGCCGCTTCTCTGCGTTTGTCAGCGCGCTTTTGCGCAGCTGATCGATGCGTGCCTGCGCACCGATCGCGTCACTGTTCAGCTGCTTCTGCAGGGCCTCCTGCCATGCTTTCTCGTCGCGAGACTGAATCTCCTGAAGGTTTTTGCTGATTTCCTCGGTCTTCTGGCTGTCCGAGATATTCATCTGGTTGTACAGCTCGGTCGCCGCGCCAATCGGCCCAAGCGCCAGCCCGTATGCGGCTAGCTTCCCAAGGTTGATGCTTCGCCCCTGCGAAAGACCTTCAAGGCGCTGCTCTGGCGTAGACGGCCGACCGATGCCGAGCATCTCATCCCATGCCTCAGACGCAGCATCCTTGATGTTCTTCCAGGCGGTCTCGATATACCCCAGGCCGTCATTGATCTCGGACGCGCGACTGGTCATCGCCTCGCTGAAGGCATCGATGGCTACCTGGGCGGCGCCTGCGGCGTCGCCCTGCTGCTCGAGCGCGGTGATCTGCTCGTATACCGAGGCGGTCAGGTAGTGGTATTGCTCATTGAGCTTCGCGGAGGCGGCTGCCGGCTCGTCAGCGAGTCGCTTGAACTCTGCAACGGTCGCGGAGATTGCCTTACCGGTCGCGTCCTCCATTGCGACAGCAGAGGTAGCAATTTCCTGCAGCTGCCCAACTGTGAACTTGCCTGCGGCAGTGACTTCGGCAAGCGCCTGCGCCGCTTGGCGCTCAGTGCCTCCAACCCTATCCAGCGCCGATGCCATAGACGCCAACTGGCCAACACTTGTGCCGGCAAAATTGCCGGTCAGGATGATCGCCTTGTTGAATTCCGAGCTCTCGTCACTGCCCTGCTTGTACGCCAGTGCAAGCGCAGCAACAGCCGCCGCGCCTAACGTGGAAGGGTTAACCAGCCCAAGCGCATATTGCCCCGTCTCCCGTAGCGCAGGACCTATTCCACCAAAGCTGTCCTTGATCTGCGATCCCTGCTGCAGGAATACCTGCAGCGGGTTTTGCCCGGCCTGGAGAGAGACAAAAATGTCGGAGAACTGGGACGGGAGGGTCCGTAAAGCGGCGGCCGTCTGCTTAGATGTGTTTCCTGTTCGCCGAATGGTTTCCTCGACGTTGCCCACCGCCGCGCGGGCCTGATCCAGTTTTGACTGATACTCGGAGAACGTTGCCGTATCAAGCAGCCCGGCTCCTTTGAACTGCCTGAGCTTTGCCTCCTGATCGTCCAGCCGGCCTAGGGCCGCCACCACCGGGTCTATCTGCCCAAGCAGTTTTCCCAGCTCCTGCTGCTGAGCCTTGAGTGCCTCATTGCTCTCCTTTGCAGCCTGGGAAACGAGCCCGGCCTTTTCCCTTGCCTTATCCCACGCCGACTCTACGCCTTTTGCCGAAGACTCAGCCTTGGCGCCAGTCGCCGCCAGCTTATCCAGTTCGTCATTGGCGCGAGCCACGGAGTCCGTCTTGATCTCAATCCCGAGCGATGCGATATCCAACGGGCTACTCCTTTTCGTGCATGGTGCTGAGCGCCGCTTGCTCCATGACGCAGATGTCATCGAACAGATCAGGCCAGTCGGTCTCGGGGATTTGTTTCAGTTGCAGAACTACAGGGATCGCGCCGTAGTCGAGCCCAGTAGGGCCATTCATACCGACGCGCCACTGGGTGCAGAGTGCATTGAAGATTCGGACCGACAGCCAGTTGTCCGGCCAAACAGGGATTCCGTCGCCCTCGCCGAAGTCTCTGCTCGAGAGGCCAAACGTCGCCAAGAACGTATCCGGCGACGTCTGCTCATAGCCCGCGCTGGCGGCCCTTCTCAGTTTCCCAGGCGGGCCTGGGTAAGCTCTTCGAGGTACTTGCGATGGATCGCCAGCCCGGCGCCTTGGTAGTTCTGCAGCAAGAGCTGAACAGACGCCTCGTTGAGTTCATCCTCCAGTTCCCAGCTAGCTAACATCTCGAGGATAAACTTGGCGTCGTCGCGCCCTTCCGCCGGTTCGTAGAGGGCTTTAACTTCATCCTTCGACCGGTGGCGGAATTCCATCTTTACTGGCTGAGTGCCGCCGCCATGCAGGGGGATTTCCACAACTGCCGGAAAGGTCGGGGACGGATGCAGGGTGAATTTAGTCGTCATGGCTCACCTTACGACAGATAACGGGTCGGCTCGGCCTGCAGCGCGAGTGTGACGACGCGAGTCAACAGGTTGTTCCGGGAAACCGCGGGCTGCTTCGAGAACGAGGTGAAGGCGCCATAGAGAAGGGTGTCAGTGCCCGGCAAGTTGAGCCGCGCAGCCTGTACCTGGCGACCAGCGTCAGCCGCCAGCAGAACCGTGTTGAACGCCTGGGCCGGGTCATCGGCGATGGTCAGCGTCATGGTTGCTGCCGATTTGTCGGTCGGGATCTGCGTGCCTTGATCGTTTTCAAGAAACGCCACATCCAGATAGTTTTGGTCGCCGCCGGCAAAGGCTACATCGGTCACCTGCGGGATCTGCACCCAGGTGAGGATCTTCTTCATCGTGCCGGCACCACCCGCCGCCGGGTAGACCTGCGTATCGGTAGTGTCGATGCCTTCCAGCGTGATGGCGGTCGTGGTGGCGGCTTTTACGCGGACCACTTTGTTGTTCAGCTTGCTCCGG